TAGTGGTGATGGTTATCTTTGGAAGTATCTCTATACTATTAACCCTGGAGATCTTATCAAATTTGAATCAACTAATTTCATCCCAGTTCCTGATGATTGGACAACTACCACTAATGCTAATATTACTGCTGTAAGAGGTAATGCTGCACTTTCTGGTAACTTGTTAAAGAACGTTGTTATTACTAATAGGGGTGCTGGTTATGGTAATGCTGCTACTTACACAAATGTACCTATTAATGGTAATGGAACAAATGCTAAATGTTCTGTAACTGTTAATGCTGCTGGACAGATATCTGCTGTTAGTATTACTCAAGGTGGTGATGGATACACTTATGGTACTGTTGATTTAGAATCAGGTGGTGTTACTAATACCTCTGGTAGTACTGATGCTGTTTTTAATGTCATCATTCCACCTCAAGGAGGACATGGTGCGGATATATATCGTGAATTAGGAGCAACTAGAGTTCTAGTTTATTCTCGTATTGAAAATGATGATTCTAACCCAGACTTTATAACTGGTAACCAGTTTGCAAGGGTGGGACTTGTTAAAGATCCAGAAGAACATGGTTCAACAACAATTGTTAGTTCTACTCAAGCAAGTGCTGTATATGCATTACGGTTAAGTGGTGCTGGTGTAACTGCTGCTACATTTACTGCTGATGCTAGAGTTCGTCAAACAGTTGGTGTAGGTTCTACTGCTGTTGGACAAGTTGTTTCTTGGGATGCAACTACAAGAGTTCTTAAATATTGGCAGTCCAGTGCTCTTTCTGGATTTACTACTGCAGGTATTGCTAAAACAAATCCTGAGTATGGATTTGAATTACATGACTTTACTGCAAGTCCTCCTACTGGAGGAAGTTTGACAATTAGTGGTGGTTCAGTTGATTTAGGTATTGATACTTCCTTTACGGGTATAACCACTGTAATAAATAATAAGACGTATAACCTTGGGCAGACATTTACATTAGGTGTTGCCCCACCAGAAGTTAAAAAATACTCTGGAGAGATTATATACGTTGATAATAGGGCATCTATCACGAGATCCACTAATCAAAAAGAAGACATCAAAATCATTGTAGAGTTCTAAAAAATGCCACAGGAAACGAATCTAAACGTTAGTCCATATTTTGACGATTTTGATGCGGCTAATGATTTCCATAAAGTCCTCTTTAAGCCTGGTTTTCCAATACAGGCGAGAGAATTAACGACTCTGCAGTCAATACTGCAAAATCAGGTTGAAAAATTTGGAGACCATATCTTTAGAGAAGGTTCTAAAGTAATACCAGGACAATTATCATACCAGTCTGAATATTATTCAGTACAGGTTGAAGCAGGGTATTTTGGTATCCCAGTATCTTTTTATGCTGATAAGTTAATAGGAAAGAGGATTAAAGGAGACGTTTCTGGAGTTACAGCAAAGGTTGTTGATTATATAACTGAAGAATCTTCTGATAATGGTAATTTAACTTTTTTCCTTCAATATGAAAAGTCTTCTACATCTTTTAGTGGACAAACTTTTCAAGATGGAGAAACTCTTTTAACTTTATCTTCGATTACATATGCAAATACTGTAATTGCTGGAAATGAAGGATTTGCAAATACCATTCCATCTGGTTCTACTGCGACAGGTTCTGCTGTTCAGATTACAGAAGGTGTTTATTTCCTTAGAGGTAATTTTGTAAGAGTACCAACTCAGACTCTTATCCTAGATCAATATACTAATACTCCTTCTTACAGAGTTGGATTATCAGTACAAGAAGAAATTATAACTGCAGGTGCAGATGAATCTCTATATGATAATGCTAAAGGATTTAATAACTTTGCTGCTCCTGGTGCAGATAGACTTAAAATATCTGCTGTTTTAGCAAAGAAACAAATTGATGAATTAAATGATGATAACTTTGTTGAGATAATGCGTCTCAATGAGGGAGTTAAGGAATTTTTCCAAGATGATGCTCAGCACTCTATTATTAGAGATGCACTAGCTAAAAGAACATTTGATGAATCTGGTAACTATTACGTAAAACCATTTACAGTTAAAGTTAAAGAATCTTTAAACAATAGACAAGGAAATAAGGGAGTTTATTTACCAGGACAAACTACTCAAGATGGTAACACTCCATCTTCAGATTTGATGATATATCAAATCTCTCCAGGTAAAGCATATGTTCGTGGATATGATATCCAAACAATTAGCAATACTAACCTTGATGTTCCTAAAGCTAGAACTACTAAGGAAGTAAAAGATATTGGTTTAGATTTTAATACTGGTACTCAATTTATTGTTAATAGAGCATTTGGTGCTCCTAACGTTGGATTGGGAACAACATCATATGTTTCTTTGAGAAGTCAAAGAATTGGTGTGACTAGTGAAACTGCTGCTGGTACAGAAATTGGTAAAGCTAAAGTATATAATTTTAGTGCAGAATCAGTAAATCTTAAAGCATCTGATCAAGATCAAAATGAGTGGGATTTACGTTTATTTGACATTCAAACATACACAACTTTAGGAATTAGTACTGACATCAATATTTCCCTACCAGCACGTATTACAGGCGATTCTAGCGGTGCTGAGGGGTTCCTGGTAAGTGCTGTATCAGGAGGTACAGAACTCACTCTTTATGGTAATAATGGTAATTTTGTCAAGGATGAGTCATTTAAGGTTAATGGTAATGATGTTGGTCCTATCATTAAGACTATCAGAGACTATGGATTAAATGATGTATTTTCAGTTTATTCAAATCCTGGAGTAGGACAAACATTTAATGCAGACTTTAAATTAACTCACGCATCTACACCTAGAAATAAATCATTTATTGGTAATACTCCAACATTTACAATTACACCTGGAAATCAAGGGATTTCTACTGTAACAAGTCCTGGTAATAATTTTGCTGGTATTGTTACAACTGGTGATTATATTTCTTATGGTGGTACTACTACCGATGCTTCTCTTAATAGAGTTACTGCTGTTTCTGCTGATGGTTCAAATATAACTGTTGCTGCTGCTACATCAGTTTCTGGTATATTCAATGGACAACTTCCAGGTGTTAATGATGTTATAACTAATTCTTTACAACTTCGTTATCTTGATTCTTCATTAAAGGATGATAACAGTTTCTATACAAAATTACCAAAATCAAATGTAAGTGACATTGATATACTTAATTCTGATATTATAGTTAAGAAGCAATTTAGAAATGTAACTGTATCAGGTAGTGAAATTTCCGATTCACAGTTTAGTATAGGTGCAGATTTTACGTTTATGCCATTTACTCCACAGAGATATGTTGTCTCTTATGGAGATGGTTCTCATGAACCTCTTACTGCTGATCAAGTACAGATTAATAATGATAGTAAAACGTTAAATTTTGTTAATCTTTCAGTAGGTGCAGACACTCAAACTAGAGTTAGTGTAACTCTTAAAAAAGTAAATCCATCATCAAAAGAAAAGAGATGGACTACAGGAACAACAGTTATTACTAGATCTAATTTAGTAGGTTCTGGTACAACAAATCAAAGTCTTCAAAATGGATTAACATATAGTAATCTCTATGGAACTAGAGTTGAAGATAAGGAGATTTGTTTAAATGTACCTGATGTTGAAAGAGTTATAGGAATATATGAATCAAATGATATGACAGATCCTGATCTGCCATCAATTACATTATCTTCATTATCAGGCCCTAATGGAACAACAGCAGATTTAACCGTAGGTGAGGAAATTATATCCACTGACGGTGGTGTTGCTATAGTTGCTGAGATAATAAATTCTACTAAAATTGGTATTGCATATCTTAATGATACTAAATTTAATATTGGAGATGTAGCAACTTTCCAATCTTCTAGTATACAAGGAACTGTAACTGCATTTACCGTAGGTGATAGATTAATTTCATCTAAGTATGAAGTTGATAATGGACAACGCACCTCTTTCTATGATTATTCTAGAATTGTTAGGATAGGAAATGAACCAGCACCCACACGTAGGTTAAAGATTGTATATCGTTATTATGTGGTTCCTTCAACTGATGAAGGAGATATTTTTAGCATTAATAGTTATGATGCTGCTCGTTATGATGACGACATTACATATTTGGGTATTGATAATACTGAAAGATTGACTGATTTTATTGATATACGTCCTAGAGTTTCAACTTACGATCCATCTACTGCAACAAAATCTCCATTTGAATTTGATTCAAGAGATTTTACAGGAAATGGACAAACATCTCCAAATATTCTTTCTGATGATGAGACATTAAATATAACATTTAATTATTATCTCGGAAGAATTGATAGGTTATTCTTAACTACTAATGGTTCTTTCCAGTTACAAACTGGTACTCCATCCGATTCTCCAACTCCACCAGATAGTATAAGTGGAGCTTTAGATGTTGGAACGTTGTATATTCCTGCATATACTTTTGAAGCTCAGCAAGTTAGATCATATCTTAAGACATATAAGCGATATCAGATGAAAGATATCAGCAGAATTGATAATAGAGTTAAAAATCTAGAATATCATACTGCTCTTAGTTTACTTGAAACTGATACTAAAAATATGTCCATCAAAGATGCTGATGGATTAGATAGATTTAAGTGTGGATTCTTAGTAGATAATTTTAAGGATTCAACTGTTCAAAGCAAAAGAGATCCAGATTTCAATGCTTCTATTGATGTGAATAATGGTGTATGCCGTCCTGCACATTATACAACTGCAGTTGATTTGTTATTAGGAACAAATGCAATTATTGGTGTTGGACAAACTGCAGATCCATCACAAGATTTTGCTTTTGCAAATGATTTAATTGGAAGTGGATGCCGTAGAACAGGTGATTTAATTACTCTTGATTATACCGAACTTGCTGCTATTCAAAACTCATATGCATCTAGAACAGAAAATGTTCAGCCTTTTGCTGTAGTTTTCTGGAATGGAAATATGGAAATAAATCCATCTTCTGATGTTTGGGTTGATACTAGAAGAACTGATGCACGTAACGTTAATATCGAAGGTAATTTTGAAGATGTAATAGAAGAAAACGGTGCAGATCCAAATACTGGATTGATTTCAACCGTTTGGAATTCATGGCAGACTGATTGGGTTGGTGTTGATGTACAAGGAGAAGTTACTACTGAAGTAGAAACTCGATGGATTAATCAACCTCCAAGAAGAGTATGGAGATGGAGGGTTCCTGGAAATCGTATTGAAAGAAGTACAAGAACTGTACAATCTAGAGTACAGGATGTTCAAGTAAGAGTAGAGAATACTACAACTACTACAACAACTCAACAGTCTAGAAGTGGATTAACAACAAGGGTTGTAGAAAGAATAGATTCCGAATCTCTTGGTGATAGAGTTGTTAATCGCCAAAATATTCCTATTATGCGTTCTAGGAATATTGAGTTTATTGTTACAAAGGTAAAACCAAGAACACAGTTATTCCCATTCTTTGATGGAGAAGATGTAGCCAAGTTTACTTTCCCTAAACTTTTGGAAGTAACCATGAATAATGGTACATTCCAAGTTGGAGAGACAATTATAGCAACTCCTTCTATTTTGGATGAAGGTGCTAGAACTTCAACTACTCCATATATTCAATTCAGAGCTGCAACTCCTAATCATAAGTATGGACCATATAATGCTCCAACTGACACTTACACAGTAAATCCATATCTAGATGAACAAGGAATACCTGAAGTATATACTTCAACAACAACCATATTAAATGTTGATACATTTAGTTTACAGTTACAACCTCAAGGACAGTATTTTGGTTTCCTTAATGGAAATATGACACTTAGAGGACAGTCAAGTGGTGCTGAAGCAACTATTACAACTACTCGTCTTATAAGTGATAATGTTGGTACTTTAATAGGTTCATTCTTTATTCCTGATTCTACTATTAATGAGAATCCAGAATTTGCTGCTGGTACAAAAACACTTCGTTTATCTTCCTCTGCAGTCAATTCTTTAGTACCAGGAACTGTTACTTCAGCAGTTGAAAGAAATTACGAATCTTCAGGTGTTATTGAAACTCTTCAAGAGACTATTATTAACACAAGAAATGCTGAAGTTGTTACTGAAAATCTAACTGATAGTAGAACTCTTACTGATGTTCAAAGAAGAGTTAATGCGAGAACAGATATATCGGTTATTGGTGAAAGAACAGAAACATTTACACAAACAGTTCTTACAAGATGGTACGATCCTCTTGCACAATCATTTGATGTGGGAGATCCTAATGGTGTATTCATTACTTCTGTTGATTTGTATTTCTCAACAAAAGATGAAGAATTGCCATGTAGTGTAGAACTTAGAACATGTGAGTTGGGTACACCAACAACTACAGTTATTCCATTAAGTAAGAAAGAACTTTTACCTTCAGATATTACTACATCTACGGATGCATCAGTAGCTACTAAATTTACTTTTGATTCTCCAATATACTTAGAAGGTGGTTCTGAATATGCATTGGTTGTTGTATCTCCTTCTACAGAATATAATATTTGGATTTCTAGATTAGGTGAAGAGGATATCTCAACAACTGGACTAGCAGAATCACAAAAAGTAATTATTACCCAACAACCATATCTTGGTTCATTATTCAAGTCACAAAATGCTTCTACTTGGACAGCTTCTCAGTTAGAAGATATGAAGTTTACTCTGTATAAAGCAGAGTTTACCTCTGGTACTACGGGAACAGTTAACTTCTTTAACCCAGAATTGAATGTTGGAAATAATGAATTTGTAGAACTTAATCCAGATCCAATTCAGGTTGTATCTAAGAGAGTTACACTTGGATTAACTTCATCAATTGCTGATAGTATTGATACTTTAGGTATTGCTACTGGTGTTTCAATTGCTCAGACTGGTTCTGGTTTATCTGGTGGTGTTGGAAACATTATTGCTATTGGTGGTTCTGTTGTAAGTAGTGGTTCTACTGATGGATTATTAGCAGTGAATCCTGGTTCTGGATATACTGTTGCGACTACAGAAGGAATTCAACCATACACCATTACAGGTACTGGTTCTGGAATGCAAATAACTGTCCAAGTTTCTACTGCTGGTTCTGTTTATCAGGATCCTAATAATAAGGCAGGATTAGTTGGACTTGTTAGTGTTACTGATGGTGGTAGAGGATATAAGATTGGAGATGTAGTTGGTATTCCAACTGCTTCGATGAATGGAATAGGAACAGGAGCACAACTCTCTGTTGTTTCTATTGGATTCACTAACACATTATTCTTAGATAATGTTCAAGGAGACTTTGTTGCTGCTGGTTCCAGCATGACTTATGTTACCAATACTGGTATCAGATCTGAAATTAATGGTGAAGGTTCTAATGTAACCATTCTTTCTGGACAAGCAATTACAGATCCTTATTATGATGGTAAGTCTATTAAGGTTCGTCATAGAAATCATGCTATGCATGAATCCAATAACCTTGTTAAAATTGAAGGTATAGTAAGTGATATTGCTCCTACTTCATTAACTGCTGCTTATGGTAGAGATAACACTGGAGATTTAGTTGTAAGTGCTGGTACTGCATTTACTGATTTTGAAGGTGTTGGTGTTGGTACAACTAACCCTGGTTATCTTAAGATTGGTAATGAGATTGTTCAGTATACTTCGGTTGATGGTAATACTATCAGTGGTATAACCAGAGCACAAGATTCAACTCTTGCATTTACTCATCCAGTAAATCAACTTGTTTATAAGTATGAATTTAATGGAGTATCTTTAAGAAGAATCAATAAACAACATAATATGTCTGAGGTTGCTAATCAGGGATCTCATCCAATTACAATGGATACTTATTTTGTTGCGATTGATACTGATGGAACATCATCTGATGGTGTAGGAATTGGTGTTAGTAGAACTGCAAGTGCTAATGGATTCCCAAGTCTATACTTTAAGGATGTGAAGAGTGGTGGAGAATCAAGAGTTAAGGCATCTCAGAACATTCAATTTGAAGCAATTACACCTAACTTCCAAACTTTAGTTCCTAAAGGTACTAATATTATTTCTAGAGCTAGAACTATTAGTGCTAGAAGTGTAAGTGGTATTGAGACATCCTTTGAAGATAAAGGATTTGAATCTATTGCTCTTAATAGAACTAATTTCTATGATAATCCACGTATGATTGCTTCTAAAGTTAATGAGGATAGTAAATTAACCTCATTACCTGGAAACAAATCATTCAATATACAATGTGATATGACTAGTAACGATGCTAACGTATCACCTGTTATTGATATAGATAGAGTTAGTGCAATTCTGACAACTAATAGAGTTGATGATACTGTTGGTGTTTTTGCAACAGATCCTTTAGTTAAGATTCCTGGTGAAGATCCTACTTCAGCAACTTATGTTACTAAGAATGTAGGACTTAAGGTTCCTGCTACAGGAATTAGAGTTATGTTCTCTGCTAATAGAGCAAGCACTTCTGATATCAGAGTTGCATATGCTCTCTTTAGAAAGGATGATAATGAAAATGAACTTCGTTATCAGTTATTCCCAGGATATGATAATCGTGATGAAAATGGTGATATCATAGATCCTAAGAATAATTCTGGACTTCCTGATTCATTTGTTGCTCCTACATCTGATAGGAATAACTTCCGTGAGTATGAATTTACTGTCGATTCTCTTAAAGAATTTGATGGATTTAAAATTAAAGTTATGATGACTGCAACTAATCAGGCTCATCCTCCTAAGTTCTCTGAATTCAGAGCGATTGCATTATCATGATACCAGTAAAAGACAATCATTCTCTTTATAGAGATGAGAACTCAAACGCAATTGTTTCAACTGACATGACTGCTTACAAAAACTACATTAATGCTCGAAAACATAAACAAAGTGAAAGAGCAGAAATAGATGAACTTAAAGGTGAACTCAAAGAGATTAAGGAAATGTTAAGGAGTA